AACAGGTTCTAAGATTCTAACAATCTTCGAAGGAGAAGAAAGAACTAAAACATTTTTTGTTGGAGAAACTGATGAGAGGCAAATATATGTTATACCTGATACAACAATAGATACAAATACTTTATTGGTAGATGTTTTTGAAACTTCTACCGGTACGAGTTTTAATACTTATACTAACTTAAAGAATGCTGTTGCGATTGATACATCTTCTCGACATTTTGAAGTAAAAGAAGTTCCTAATGGTTTTTATGAGTTAGCTTTTGGAGATGGTTCAGTAACAGGTCAAGCTCCGACAGCAGGTGAGAAAATCGTTGCTAACTATCTTTCTTCAAGTGGAGTTGTAGCAAATGGCGGAGCAATATTTACATCTCCGAACAAACTTAACATATCTGGAGTCGGATCTTTTGATATTATTCCAACTAAAGTTACCAACTCTGCAGGTGGAGCTCCTAGAGAAAGTATTGAATCAATAAGACTGAATGCAAGGACTGCATTTTCTTCACAACAAAGATTAGTGACAGCAAAAGATTATGAATCTCAAATTTTATCTAAGTACGGTGCAAATATTACAGATGTTACAGCTTGGGGAGGTCAAGATAATGTTCCACCTGAATATAATAAAGTATACGTCGGATTAAATTTTGTAGATGGTTTAAGTGATACTCAAAAAGCTGAGATTAAAAACCAAATAACAGATAACCTAGTAACATCTCTTGCTATAACTGGCGTTGAAGCAGAATATGTAGATCCAGTAGATGCTTTTTTAGAACTTGATGTATTTTTTAATTTTGATCCTGATTTATCAAACTCGACTTCAAATGCTACTGCAGAAAATGTCAGATCTTTGATCAATACGTTTTTTACAAATAACCTGAAAAAATTTGATAAAGTTTTCAGAAGATCGCTACTTACAGCGGATATAGATGATTTAGATCCAGCTATATTAAACTCAAGAATGAATATTAAAGTTCAGCAAAGAATTACTCCTTCAACAACTGCTTCTTCTTCGTATGAATTGGCATATCCTATGGCTATTGCTGCAGCTGATGATGTTAATTACAGAATAGTATCTTCTCAGTTTACTTTTAGTAACTCAACTTGTATAATTAGAAATAGATTAAATAGTACAACACTTCAAATTGAAAATTCATCCACAGGTCAAATTCTAGTAGATAATATTGGATCTTTTACTCCAGCTACCGGTAAAGTTAACTTAGTTGGATTCTTACCGACATCTGTACAAAATGACGGTGTATTAAAGATCGGAGTTGTACCAGCTAATGAAAGTACAATTAGACCACTAAGAAATTATATTATAGATGTTGATACAGCATTATTAACAATTACTCCAATAATTGATTTCCAAAATACTGAATCGGTAGTAACAACATGACGAATACTTTGATTGATTATAATCGTAGGGATATTAATATACGAACTGATAAAGTTGAAGAAGCTTTACCAGAATATTTTTCTACTGACTTTCCTACATTACAATCATTCTTAAATGAATATTATAACTTCATGGCAGGAGATGATAGTAGTGGAGCTACTCATAACTTTAATGAAGAAGTCAAAAACCTTTATAGAAACAGAGACATTCAAGCTGCAAGTTTAAAGAACTTAGATCAGTTAATATTTGAAATTGGAAATGAACTTACAGCAGCTGATATATTTACGGAACCTAGATTTGCAGCAACACGCTTAGCTAAATTTTATAGAAAAAAAGGAAGTGTAGAATCAGTAAAAGAATTCTTTAGATTATTCTTTGGAGAAGAGATAATCGTATCATATCCTAAAAATGATTTATTTGTTGTAGGAGAATCTAAAATAGGTTATGAATCTCAAAAGTTTATTAGAAATAATTTTTTATATCAATTATATTCAATATTAATAACTTCTGGATTATCAACACAAACTTGGCAAGAACTATATAAAAAATTTGTACATCCTGCTGGGTGGTACTTTCAAGGACAGGTTTCAACAGATGGTGTTGGAAGTTTAAGTTTATCTGCTCCACTATCAATAGCAGGCAATGTTGATCCAATTTTTGGAGATTCTGCAGAAGTATTTGAATCTGCACCATTTACATTATTAACTGCTTTAAGAGATTCAGATCATAAGACATTAAGAGAAACATTAGATGATACTATCGATCGTTATCAATCATTAAGTCTTGGAGATCTTGCTAGTATTGGTTACGAAAATATTGCAGAAATTATGGAACCTACTTCACCAACATTTGATGAAGACAGTGATGCATCACTATTCCCACTTGGCGGTAAGGACTTCTCAAATGCAATTGAAACGATGGATCAGAACATATTTAAGTATGATAGTGTATAAAAATTATATAAATAGAACAATAGTTAATAGGTATATGTATGGCTAAACAAGTAATAGGTATAGGATCGAGTGCAAACGATGGAAGTGGTGATACTCTTCGACAGGCTGGTACTAAAATAAATGCGAATTTTACTGAGATTTATACAGCATTAGGAGCTGATGGATCTAATCTTTCAACGGAAGTAACTATCCAAGATTCAGCAGTTGTATTTGAAGGTGGTAATGCTGATGCTCATGAAACTTTCCTTAGAGCAACTGAACCTACAGCAGATAGAATGGTATATCTTCCAAATGATGATGGTACATTACTTTTAGATTCAGCCGTACAAACTATCACAAATAAAACTTTAACATCTCCAAAAATTGGTACATCTATTAATGATACTAATGGAAACGAATTAATTAAACTTACAGCTACTGGTTCTGCAGTTAATGAAATAACATTGGCAAACGGAGCAAGTACAAATGGACCTACTATATCAGCAACAGGTAGTGCTACTAACTTAAATATTAATTTGGATGCAAAAGGCACAGGATCTGTAGAATTAAACAAAGCAGCTTTCACATCATCTCTTATAACTGCTAATGGTAACGCAAGTACAGCAGCAACTTATATAATAGGTAATAAAGGTAGTGCGCTTGCAGTTGGATTATTAGATGGTACAACAGTTGGAGAATATAAAATATTTACAAATAAAGGTGCAGGAGCGATGACAGTAACTCCAACAAATTTTGCACAGGGCACTTCATTTGCTCTAGCTCAATTTGATGGTTGTACATGTATATGGGATGGTACCAATTGGTATCTTGTAGGTAACCAAGGCGAAGTAACCTTAGCATAATAGGATAATAAAATGGCAGCAGGCGCAATAATAACAGATGTATTTAAAAAGAAAATTTTATTAGATTTGGATTCTGATATTCAAAACAATGGAAATTTTTATATAGGTATAGGCAGAGCATTTCAATGGGATGGATCTGAAAATGTTCCGACACCACAAAATCATAGGTTTGATTTAAGAGAAGCATCTTATGCATTACAATCAATAAAGACTGCAGAAGATAGAACTTTTACTGTTCCACGTAATACATGGTCATCTGGTACTGTATATGATGCTTATGATGATAGAGTTGTGGGGTATCCTACAAATGCATACTATGTTATTAACTCTTCTAATAATGTTTACATATGTTTAGAAGCTTCAAAGAACTCAGAAGGTGTTACTCAAATATCAACAGTTGAACCTACAGATGTTGATATAACAAAACCATTTAAAACTTCAGACGGTTATGTTTGGAAATTTTTATATGGTATTACTGCTCTTAATGCAAATAAGTTTTTATCAGCTAACTTTATTCCAGTAAATTTTCAAAAGACTTCTAGCGGAGATGCTACTCTGCAACAACAAAAAAATATTCAAGATAATGCACATGCAGGACAACTATCTAATATAGTGGTTACAAATGGTGGTACTGGTTACAGTGCATCTTCTCCACCAACTGTAACTATTCAAGGAAATGGTTCTGGAGCTACAGCAACAGCAACTGTGTCTGGATCTGGAGCTGTGACTAAGATTACATTAGATTCAAGTGCAGATAGTTGTAGAAAATTTGGAATTAATTATGATAAGGCTAGTGTATTAATATCAGGAGGAGGAGGCACCGGTGCTAAAGCTAGGGCAGTTCTTGCCCCGAGAAATGGTCATGGCGCAGATGCGAGAGACGATTTAAGAGCTACAAAAATGATGTTTAATACTAAACCAAGTGGAGCAGAATCTCTAGCATTTAATATTGATCAGGATTTTAGACAAATTATGTTACTTAGAAATCCACATGGTGCTGATTCATCTTCACTGTTTACAGACACTGTCGGTAGAGCAAATAGAAATATTAAAATGACAGGATCTGTAGCATTTCCTGTTGACACTCTTATTACTGGTGGATCATCTGGAGCTAAAGCATATGTTGATCAAAGAGATAGTTCTGTGTTACATATACACCAAAGCGATTCAACTGGATATCAAGCTTTTGCAGCAGGAGAGACAATTACTGGCGCAAGTTTGACAGCAACAATCGCGTCTGCTGGAAGTGCATTAGGTCCAGCCGCTAGTCGTGAGGGTGGTATGGGTACCAATAATGTATTCCCTGACAAGTTCGATATATATTATTTAGAAAACAGAGCTCCTGTTATTAGAAGTAGTGCACAAACAGAAGACATAAAAGTAGTTATTTCAATTTAAGGTAAGATAATGGCAACAGCATATAATAGTACAATATTCAGTAGCACCTATAAAGACGACTTTAAGGATAGTAATAATTTTCATAGAATATTATTTAACAGTGGTAAAACTCTCCAAGCTCGA